ATGGTTAATCATTTTGTTGCAGCCTCTTTTTTGCGTCTTTATTTCATCATTTTTAGCTCTGCTGTAAGCCTTTTACGTAAAAATGCGCGTAAGCCCCCTTACCCCCATAAGACTTTTAATTATATTGTCTTAGGCGGCAATCCTTATACGCATTATTTTTGTGATGTATTTCCTTAAATTATAGCCAAGTGCTACCAGGTATAACTCGGCTTTTACAGAATCTATCCCTTTTCTGACGATTCTTTTGTACCATCTGTCATGTTTCATGATTCCAAAAGTTCCTTCAGCCTGGATTGACCGGTTCATTCTTAGCAGGGCTCCATGGATGCTTTCCAGATTATCCTGAACCTCCTGGTACATGTTATTCCGTTCTCTGCTCAATGAGATTCTTTTGTTCTTCGGGGTCTTTTTACATTGCTCTGCCAGCGGGCATCCTTGGCAGTCTTCGCATTCAAATACTTCCTCCTGCCTGCCGTATAAGTTCCCTCTGACCAGATGTCTATAGATAAATTTGAAAGCCCTGTCATTTGGACAACGGATGGTTCCATTCTCATCAACTCTAAAGTTTATTGGCCGAAACGGATTGGTATGGTATTTCTTGTCTTTCGTTTCTTTCTTGTACATGGGGAATTTCATATACTTTTCCATACCGTGCTGCTCGCAATAGATGTAATTGTTGAAAGATCCATATCCTGCATCTGCCACAGGATACTTAGGATAAGCCCCATAGACTTCGTGGAATTCCTCCATCAGCGGTACGAAGCAATCCATATCTGAACGATACTGGTTAACATCAATTACGGCAATAAATTCATCGGCAACACCTATTTGGACATTGTATGCAGGCAGAAGCTGATCATTTCCCATGTAGTCCGACTTGATTCGCATGAATGTTGCATCCGTATCGGTCTTCGAATAACTGTTTCTGGAAGTACCGCATATCTGTATCTTCTCAACATATTCTTCAAGTTTTGATGTATATGCCTTAAGCTGCTCATACTTGCGTTGATGATCGGACTTGCGATGCCCGCTTCCATGAACAAAGGCCGTCTCATCAATCTGCCAGATTTCTTTTAATTTATCCAATACCAGACGCAGATAGTCCGGAGCGTATTCTGTATTGATGTTTACACTCATATGGTCATACTTAAGATCATCATTGAGTAACTCAAAAAGGCTGGTAATCTTGGCAAAAAGCTTGTAGCGGGATTTTTCAGCGGATTTCTTCCATACCCAGCTGTATTTATTTGCGTTCGCTTCAAACTTGGAACCGTCAATATATATATGCTGCAAATCCACGTTGAGTTTGCCGCAGAGTTCTTTCGTAATTGAATAAAAGATATCCTTGAGAGAATACTTAAGAAAGCCCTTCACGAAATGACAGAATGTCCGATAGGATGGGGCTTCATAATTCATCAGGTACATATATCTGATATTAACCCTGCAATTATCTTCAAGTTTTCTAAAAGAGCAATATCCTTCTTCTGCGAAACCATAGATGATCGTTTTCAGCATGTTGACGGGATTATACCTGGGTCTGCCAGCGCCACGCGTCGGTATGTAACGAAGGTACTTTTTAAGATCGATTTCCTCCATAAATCTGTCATACATTAAAACAGGATCATCGACATTGAGAATCTCAGAGGGAAACATTGGCAAAATGCCTTGTTCTGCGGTAAAATGATTGCTAGTGTTGTTATTTTTCATTGTAAAAAATTATAACACGAAAGGCTCTGCCCCGGACCAAATGATCCGGGGCAGAGCCCTTTTTGTTGGGATGAATTTTGTCACATCCCCTTCTTTTTTAGCTTCTTGAGGAAGCCAGTGTTTTGTCGATTTTGTTTTCCGGTTTCTGAGAGATCTGTACGATCTGGCTCCGGATGCGTTCCATCTCGTCATTGTTATCGCCGGTCAGTTCTTTCAGTGTGACGGGTGTATCATCTGCATTGGTGAGGGGAGTCGCAATGGTCTTGTCGACTGCGTTGTAGGAAAAGCTCTCGGTCTTGCCATTCTTGAGAGTGACCTGCAGGCGTCCGCCATCGACTTTCCCTTCGCCGGAAAGACTGCCTTCGATTTCACGGCTGCCAACCTGTACTTTGTGGTCTACAGTGATGGTGCCGTCGTCATTCCTGGTAAATGTAACGGTTTCCAGGTTTTGCATGTTGTCGCCGGTCCAGTTGACGCCGGCGTCCTGCACGCCCCACCAGGTACCCTGCCAGGGGCCTCCATTGAAGAAATGGAAAAACGCAAAAGCGCCGCCGGCTGCAATGAGCACGATCAGTATCAGAGCGGCTGCAATGTATTTTTTCATTACTTATGCACATCCTTTGATTCACGACTTTGAATGACAAAATTATTATACACTAATTGAGTTTTAAGTGCAATTTATTCGATAAAATCTATGTTTTTTGCTAAAACGGCAGAAAAACGGCCAAAATTTAATTAAAAATCGCATCTATATAGTCGTTAGCCTTTTTGCGTATGTCTTGCGTGTAATGGACATAAGTCCTTGCGACCGTTGCCGGATTATCCCCTAAGCAGGCAGCAACCAGGTTTATGTCTTGCGTCTCAGATAATAAGAGTGTTGCGAAAGTATGACGCAGCGAGTGTATGTTCATACCTTTCTTGAATTTGCCTATTTCAATAACAAGGTTGGAGTGTGTGGCTCTTGTCGTTGGGTAAACTCTGCCGTCTATCTGGATGGGATTTGATTCTTTCCATTGGATGAGAGCCTTTATAAGTCTGGCGGGGCAATGGAGCGTTCTATAACTATTTTTTGTCTTTGGTATTTTAATACCAAATTTGCCATTCTGACATAAACCGTAAGACTTGGAAACAGTAATCGTCTGGTTGAAGAAATCAACGTCTGACCATCGCAAAGCTACAATTTCGCCGTATCTCATGCCTGTTAGATAAGCGGTTAGTGTGATCATTTTATAGAGCGGGTTCTTTATGCTACTGATCAGCTGCTCTGCCTCTTCTTTTGTAAATGCTTTTATTTCTTTTTTTCGCTTGTCTTTTGCCATTTCAACAGACTGTGCCGGGCTTACTCTGATGATCTTATATGTATTTACAGCATAGTTCAAAACAGTTTTCAGGTATGCTAATGATAAATTGCTCGTTGAAACCTTGAGACGATCTAAAAGAAGGTTATATGCATTTACAACTTCATATTCTTTAATTGATTTGATCGGTTTATTTGCAATGGATTCAAAGCGGGTCAGCATAACAATATAATTCTGACGGGTGCCGTATTCGATGGTGTTTTTCTTATCTCTTAAGAATATTTCATTCGTGAAATCCTTAAGCGTGATATCCTGGATATCCTTTATTGTTTCTGTTTCGGCTTCCTGTCTGACTGCATCCAGTAAAGTATCCTGGTAATTTCTGGCGGCTCTTTTCGTCTTGAAACCTTGTTTTGTCTTCTGCTTCCACTTGCCATTGACCTTGTATGACAAGACCAGGCAGATAGATTGATTTTTTTCTCTCATAGAAAAGCGATATTCTATTGAAATTCACCTCACCAGATATATACAATAAAGATGGATAGACAAGAGCGAAAAAGTTTTTATTTGTATTCCTGTTTCTAGCGTTTTCTGGCAGAGACGGAAAACCGCACTGCCGCATAGGCAGCTTAGAAAACTATACGTTGATATGCTTTCAGTAAAGAATATTTCTTTATAGGACGAGAGTAGGCGCCCGATCGTCTGAATTTCTTAGAAAAGCCCTCTCGGCTTTGAAGGACTGGTATTCACGTGATGCCGGTCCTTTTTTCATGTCCGGATTTTATAGTTTCCTTCTCACTTCTATGGCCTTGCCAATAACGTTGACCGGCAGGTCCTCAATTTCTTCATTGGTATAAATGTGAGGAGGATAGACTGCTACGTTAAATCCTACCAGTGTGATTCCACTTTGAGATCTCTGAATCTGTTTAATTGTGGCTTCGTTTCCGTTGACAAGGACAATAGCAATATCTCCATTATCTACAGTGCTTTGTTTCTTCACGATGACGACATCGCCTTCATAAATCTTCGGTTCCATACTGGAGCCTTTGACGACTAACGCAAAGTATTCGCCGGTCTTTGCCATCTCCTGAGGGATTTCTTCATAATCAATAATGTTCTCGACAGCTGTGATCGGCAGCCCGGCGACGATGGTGCCAAGAACTGGGATTTTTACGCCGCGAGTCAGGCTCTCTTTTTCGTCATCATTACTGTCTGCATTTAATCCAAGCAGCCAATCAAGAGAAACGTTGAAATATTTTGCGTAGGCGCTCAGGTTTGAATTTGATGGTTCTCTTACACCATTTTCCCACCGTGATATAGAACTGCGCGAAAGATTCAAATCATATAATTCATTAAAAGAATTCGTTAATTCTTCCATTGTAAGACCGCGTTCAACACGTAAAGACTTTAATTTATTACCAAGTGGAGTCATCTTTTTTCCTCCTGCCCTCCTGTATGGACTATTTTATGTTCTATTTGTATTATATGTGTTTGTTGTCACTATGGCAATATTTTTTAACAAAAAGAATAAAAAAGTTGTTGACAGGGCAACAAATAAAGGTTATTATAATGTTGCCAATAGGAAACAGAAAGGAGGGCGGAATAATGGCGTATAATAAATTTAAAGGTTGGATGGTAGAAAATCACGTGAAGCAAAGTGACCTTGGAGACCTGCTGCATCTTAACATCACAACCGTAAACAACAAACTTAATCGCAGGAAAGGCGCTGATTTTTCTACGTCTGAGATCAGAATGATTTGTAACCACTACAGATTATCTGCTGATCAATTTTTTTTGTTCTAATTGTTGCCAGATGGCATCTTAAGACACAAAACGTCAAAGGAGGTGAAGAACATGTGGTACATGGAAGAAACAGTAGACCATGGCTGGTATGCGCTTAGCAAGATGTGGTATGTGCAGGACGATGGAACGCCGGACGCACTCACGAAAGCAAAGAGAGAAGCGTCAAGAAGTCGCACATTCAACGATTCAATCATCTGCATCGGTCATGAAATCAGCGATGATTTGCACATCGTGAACCCAGTCGCATTCAAGGAAGGCAAGGGTAAATGGCACAGGATGAGCTATGACGGCGACGATGTGTTTGTGGATGGGAAGAGGCAGGAGAGATAAAAATGCTGATATCGGAGAATATTTTTTTACTCAAAAAGTTGAAAAATATAAACACAATGAATGCTAGTTTTTCAAAGGGAGGTGCTAAAGATGGTGTGCCGTACGTTTTCAAGAAATGAAGTTGCTGAACTTCTGGGAGTCTCGGTCGGTACGGTGATCAACATGGAGCAGGAAGGAACGCTGAAACGATTGAAGGGTGTTCCTGGTGTCAAGTTCAACCGGCGGGATGTGTATGCGGTCCTCAATGAAAAAGAAGATGACCTGGTGCAGATGAAGCGGCTGATTGATACGCAGCAGAAGACGATCATCCGGCTGAGATTGATTATCCAAGGGATGGCAGAAAGCTGCCGGTCAGCAGTGGTTAAAGCGGAGGAATACAAATAATGAGAAAGCTCAGATTAAAACGGCTGCTTGTCGTTGGCGTTCTGGTTGTTTCGGGGGCAGTGGCTACATACTCGTGGACACATGCTGAAGAAACCGAACTCATCGAGTATCACAAAACGATTGAACAGGGAGACACTCTCTGGGGCATCGTGGCCAAAGTGGCCACAGATAAAGAAGACATGAGCAAATTGACATGGCAGGTCATGCATGACAACAAAATCACGGATCCGGGAAACCTTCAGCCTGGTACTGAGCTGGTGATTCGTGTGAAGGCAGCCCGGGAACTGTGATGAAAGGAGGCGAGAAAAACGCTTAAATTTACTGCAACGTGTGACGGCTTGAATAAGAGCCATTACATTATCAAATCTGAAAAAGGCGGAGAACTTACTATCACAGCCATTCATAATGCCATCGTAAACGAATTTGGCGGCGGCTACTGGGTGCTTCTTCTGAATTGCAACGATGACAAGGAGGTGGGAAGAATCTCGGAAATTGAATATGCAGAAGCAAACGAAAAGTATTTTGAATAGAAAAAGGGCTCTGATGTGTACGAGACGTCAAAGCCCAGGGCGGAAAGAGCAACCTTCCGCCTCTATTTTACCACAGGAGGAACAACATGATTACAATCAACGAACTGCAGGTAGAGAACCTGAAAAAAATCAAGGCTGTAAAGCTGGAACCGAGTGCTTCGGGGCTTACAGTCATCGGCGGGAAGAACGGACAAGGCAAGACCTCCGTGCTGGATGCCATTGCATGGGCTCTGGGCGGCGAGAAGTTCCGCCCTACGAATCCAAAGAGGGATGGGTCACTGACTCCTCCGAATCTCCATGTGGTGCTGTCCAATGGTATCATCGTGGAAAGAAAGGGCGCCAATGGCAGTCTGAAGGTTATTGACCCCACAGGGAAGAAGTCAGGGCAGAGGCTTCTGGATGAGTTCATCAGCAAGCTGGCACTGAATCTTCCAGCTTTCCTTCATGCTTCTGAAGCGGAAAAGTCCAAAGCCCTGCTCCAGATCATCGGCGTAGGCGACAAGCTGATGGAAATGGACCGGAAGGAAGAACAGCTTTACAACCAGCGCAAGGAAGTGGGCCGCATTGCAGACAGGAAGAAGAAAGCCGCTGAAGAAATGCCTTTCTATCCCAATATGCCTACTGAACCGGTCAGCGTGTCCGATCTGCTGAAGGAACAGCAGGATATCCTGGCAAGGAATGGTGAAAATGAACGGAAACGCATAAATGTCAGGGAGATGCAGGGGCGCTTCATGAGGGCTGAAAGCAATTACAAGGCAGCCATGGAAGCGCTGAAGGCGGCAGAGGATACCCTGCGCAAAGCCAGGGCGGATGCCGAAGTGGCTGCAAAATCAGCTCAGGACCTGCAGGATGAAAGCACGACAGAGCTGGAGGAAAACCTTCGCAACGTGGAAGTAATGAATGGGAAAATCCGGGCCAATGCTGCCAAAGAAGGAGCAGAGCTGGAAGCCAATAACCTCCAGCAGGAGTATGAAGGCCTTACAGAACAGATTGAATCTGTCCGTTCAGACCGGGCTGACCTTCTGAAGGAAGCAGACCTGCCGCTCCCGGGCCTTTCAGTGAAGGATGGTCACCTGCTTTACAAGGGCGAACCATGGGACGGCATGTCCGGAGCGGAACAGTTGAAGGTAGCAGTGGCCATCATCCGGAAACTGAATCCGGAATGCGGATTCGTACTGATGGACAAGCTGGAACAGATGGATACGGACACACTCAGGGAGTTTGGTAAATGGTTGGAAGAGGAAGGTTTGCAGGTCATTGCTACCAGAGTTTCTACCGGAGATGAATGCTCCATCATCATCGAAGACGGCATGGTAAAGGATGATGAATCCGCAGTCAAGCCGCAGGCGTCCAAATTTGTGAAAGGAGTGTTTTAAATGAACATCACGAAAGGGATCATCAGCCGGCCGGTCAAAGGCTGCGTGTACGGCGTTGAAGGCATCGGGAAAAGTACCTTTGCCGGCAAGTGGCCGGATCCGCTTTTCCTTGACCTGGACGGCGGTACTTCAAGATTGGACGTGAACCGTGTATCGGATATTCAGTCCTGGCCTCAGCTCATGGAAGACGTAAAGGAAGTCTATTCCAATCCTTCCTTGTGCCGTACGCTCGTTATTGATACGGCGGATGCTGCGGAACGGCTTTGTATTGAGTACATCTGCGGGAAGTACGGGAAGAAAGGGATCGAAGACTTCGGATACGGCAGCGGCTATACATATCTGGTAGAAGAGTTCTCCCGCTTCCTGGTTCTTTTAGAAACCTGCATCGCTCAGGGAATCAATGTCTGCATCCTGGCACACGCTATTTTAAAGACGGTGACACTTCCGGATGAGATGGGGCAGTATGACCACTGGGAATTAAAACTTTCCAGCAAGACGACGAACAAGGTTGCTCCGCTGGTGAAGGAATGGGCAGATCTTCTGCTCTTCGCCAACTATGAAACTATCCTGGTCACGGACGATGCAAGCAAGAAGCAGAAGGCGCAGGGCGGAAAGCGTGTGATGTGGACGACGCATACCACTTTTGCTGATGCGAAGAATCGATTTGACCTTCCGGACAAGCTGCCTTTTGATTACAGCTATATCGCAAAGTGCATTCCTGACGCCAGCAAGCCTCTTACAGAGAGTATCCCTGCTGCCCGAGAGGAATTCGCAAAAAAGGAACCTGCTGAAAAACCGCTTAAAAAGACAGTAGAAGCGTCCGCAGAACCTAAACCTGTAATCACTCAGGAAGATGCGCCGGGCGCACAGGTGCCCGCAAACAGGCCAGCCCTTGCCAAAGTTTATGCGCTGATGAAACAGGGAAACATCCCGGAAGAGGATATTGTCCGGGCGGTAAGTATGAAGGGGTATTTCCCGCCGAACATGAAGATCAGTGATTACCCGGATGATTTCATTGACGGGGTCCTTGTTGGGGCATGGGATCAGATCAAATCATTTATTAAAGAAAACATGAAAGTACTATTTTAAGACGAAAGGAAAGATATCATGGAACAGAATGCATTCGCACGTTTTGGAGAAGCACACACAGACACATCCGATAAGGCTCTTGACTGGGACAGTGAGGTCGTAGACAGCGGGGAATCCTTCGTCATCCTCCCTCCCGGAACTTATGATTTCACGGTGCAGAAGCTGGAGAGAAAGCACTATGCCGGAGGGGCAAAGATGCCTCCCTGCCCACAGGCGCAGCTGACATTGACCGTTCACGGCGGGGATAAAGGAGAAGCGCATACCATCACGAATCTTTTCTTAACACAGAAGCAGGCCTGGAAACTGGCGCAGTTCTTTGTGTCGCTGGGGCTGGCGGAACCGGGCGGAAAGCTTCAGATGGACTGGAACAAAGTCATCGGATCATCGGGCAGGCTGGAACTTGCCAATAGAGAATATAACGGAAAATTATACAACGATGTAAGCCGGTTCCTTCCGCCGGGAAAAGCGCCCGCCGGTGCCGCGGGCGGATATAAAGCCGGGACGTTCTGACCATGGAACTGCGGCCGTATCAGAAAGAAGCCGTGCGCGCCGTTGAAAGGGAATGGGAGCAGAAGCATAAAAAGACCCTGCTCGTCATGCCTACGGGCGTAGGAAAGACCGTCGTCTTCGCCCATGTGGCAAAGAACGAGGTTAGGAACGGCTCAAAAGTGTTAATCCTTGCCCATCGGGATGAGTTGCTGACGCAGGCACAGGACAAGATCAAGTCGGCCACCGGCCTGATATGCGCAAAAGAAAAAGCGGATGAAACGAGCCTGGACAGCTGGTACCGGGTGGTAGTCGGGTCCGTGCAGACGATGATGAGAGAAAAACGCTTACAGAAATTTGCACCGGATGCGTTCGGGACCATCATCATTGACGAGGCGCACCACTGTCTGGCATCAAGCTATCAAAAGGTACTCAGCCACTTCCCGGAGGCAAGAGTCCTGGGCGTAACCGCTACACCGGAACGGAACAATCTGCAATGCCTGGGAGAATACTTTGACAGTCTGGCTTATGAGTACACGCTGCCTCAGGCGGTCAAAGAAGGGTACCTCTGCCGGATCAAAGCGCAGACCGTCCCCCTGTCTCTTGACCTGACGGGCGTGAAGATGTCTGCCGGAGATTATGCCGCAGGGAGCCTGGGCACTGCATTGGATCCTTATCTGGAACAGATTGCCGTTGAGATGAAGAAATACTGCGTCGACAGGAAAACAGTCGTCTTCCTCCCGCTGGTAGCCACGGCAAAAAAATTCAAGGCGATCCTTACGCACCACGGATTCCATGCGGCGGAGGTCAACGGCGACAGCAAGGACAGAGAACAGACGCTGAAGGATTTCGAAGCTGGGAAATATAACGTCCTCTGCAACGCCATGCTTCTTACGGAAGGATGGGACTGTCCCTCCGTCGACTGCGTGGTCATGCTTCGGCCGACGAAGATCCGAGCCCTGTACTGCCAGTGTATCGGACGGGGCACAAGGTTGTCCCCGGGGAAAAAGGACCTCCTGGTCCTGGATTTCCTCTGGAACACGGCAAGGCATGACCTATGCCGGCCAGCGTCGCTGATCTGCAAGTCAAAAGATGTGGCGGACCGTGTGACGAAGGACCTCGAAGAGTCCGGAGAGGCTGCCGATCTGGAAGAAGCGGAGCAGAAGGCCGCGGAAGAAGTCATCATCGAGCGGGAAGAGGCACTGGCGAAACAGCTCAAGGCGATGAAAGCCCGGAAACGGAAGCTGGTAGATCCCTTGCAGTTCGAGATGAGCATCCAGGCGGAAGATCTCTCAGGCTACGTTCCGTCTTTCGGATGGGAAATGGCACCCGCCAGCGAAAAGCAGCTGAAGGCTCTTGAACAGTACGGGATCTTCCCCGATCAGATTGAAAATTCGGGGAAGGCTGCCCTGCTTCTGAACCGGCTCGCCAAGCGGAGAAGCGCTGGCTTATCGACACCGAAACAGATCCGCTTCCTGGAAAACAGGGGGTTCCAGCATGTGGGTACCTGGGGATTCGATGCGGCAAACGGCATGATTTCCCGGATTGCTCATAACCGGTGGATGGTGCCGAAGGACATTCATCCGGCATCTTATGTACCGGAACCGGATCTTTTTATACCTGATGGGGGAGTCTTATGACGAAAGGGAATTTTGATCTGAGAGGCCCGCTTGCTTATATCGCTCCATCCACTTGCAGTTACACCGAGTGGCTGCAAGTGGGCATGGCTCTTTCCCATGAAGGCTATCCATGCAGTGTGTGGGAAGAGTGGTCCCGGGATGATCCTTCCCGATATCACGAAGGGGAGTGCGCAAGGAAATGGCAGTCTTTCCGAGAAGATGCTTCAACGATCGTCACGGGAGCCACCATCACGCAGATGGCCAAAGACAGGGGCTGGACGCCGAAGGCAAAAGCACAGGGCCCGGACCGTGCCTTGAACTGGGACGATGAAATATCGACGGACGTCCAGATCATAGACCGCCATTATCTGGAGGCGAAAAAGGAAATCAAGGAACCTGACAGCTGGGACCAGATTGGGGATATGATTGCCTACCTAGATACGGTTTTCCAGCCGGAAGATATCGTATCCCTGTCCATGCAGTCTTATGAAAAAGACGGCCGGATGGTACCTTCCGTAGGAGATGCCGGCATGACAGCCGGGCACTACATCGAGCAGCTCAAAAAGTATCGGCTAAAAGCGCAGGCCGGCGCGATATCGGTCAATGACGCCATTGGGTATGCTCTGGGGGATTACAACCCGGAAGCCGGCGCCTGGATCCGCTTTAATCCCTTCGATGGGCAGGGCGTGAAGAACGCCAATGTTGCCGATTTTCGGTATGCCCTGGTGGAGTCGGACGCTATGGAGCCAGGCCTACAGGAAGCCCTGATCCGTGAACTGGAGCTCCCGGTAGCGGTTCTTGTTTTCTCCGGAAAGAAGTCCGTCCACGCCATTGTCCACATCGATGCGGGAAGCATGGACGAATACAAGAAGCGCGTTCAGAAGCTGTATGAGATCTGCAAAAAGAACGGGCTCAAGGTGGACGATAATGACCGGAATCCCTCCCGGCTGTCCCGCCTTCCCGGTGTCTACCGAAACGGACACAAGCAGTTCCTTATGGCAACCAATATCGGGAAGAGGAATTACACCGAATGGCTGGAATGGGTGGAAGGACTCAATGATGACCTTCCGGATCCGGAGAGTTTGTCCAGCGTGTGGGACAACATGCCCGACCTGGCACCGGCTTTGATTGAAGGCGTGCTCAGAATGGGCCATAAACTGCTTTTAGCGGGCCCGTCAAAAGCAGGTAAGTCATTTGCCCTTATTGAGCTCTGCGTGGCCATAGCGGAGGGTTTGAAGTGGTTACAGACGTTTCAGTGCCGAAGGGGCAATGTACTCTACTGCAATCTGGAGCTGGACCGGGCGTCCTGCCTGCACCGTTTCAAGGATGTGTATACGGCGCTGGGCATTGCTCCGGAGCATCTACAGAATATTGATATATGGAACCTTCGAGGACAGGCGATCCCCATGGATAAGCTGGCGCCCAAGCTGATCCGCAGGGCGCAGAAGAAGAATTACACGGCGGTCATCATCGATCCGATCTACAAGGTCATCACCGGTGATGAAAACAGCGCCGATCAGATGGCGCATTTCTGCAACCAGTTCGACAAGATCGCCACCGAGCTTCACAGCGCCGTGATCTACTGCCATCACCATTCCAAAGGCGGGCAGGGCATGAAGCGATCCGTGGACCGGTCCTCCGGTTCCGGGGTCTTCGCCAGAGATCCGGATGCCATTCTGGACATGATCCCGCTCGTGGTGATGGATGAGAAAAAGACGCCTTTCGACAGGGAGGCAGACAGGGCAGCCGGCATCAAGTCAAAGCCGACCGCTTTCCGCATCACCGGCACGCTTCGGGAATTTCCATCTTTCGAGCCTGTCAATACCTGGTTCACGTACCCGATCCACATCCCCGACGAGGCAGGATTCCTTACCATGGCCGCCGAAGAAGGCAGCCTCGCAGATATCCAGGCGAAGGGAAGGAAGGCAGGGAACCTTGTGAAGAAGGCGGAAAAGGAAAGCCGTGTAGTGCAGGTAGACGAGGCTTATGAAGCTCTGTCGTTTGGCGGACAGGCGGTCACTATCGCTGACATGGCTTCCTACTTCGATGTGTCTGAAAAGTCGGTACGGAGGTATATTGCACAAAATGAAAAATATATTATCAAAACCGGAAATATTTTCCCGAAAGAAGTCGATAATTCGGTCTAATGGTTCTTTAATAAATCGGGACAAAATCGGGACAAACCAGTTTATATATATAGGTTTGTCCCTATGGAAAGTCTGAGGAATGAAAGGGGGAAGGGTGTGGCGAGAAGCTACGCCTCACACCCTCCCCTTTCCTTCCATTCCTATAGCAGGAATGGACAAAGATGAGTGAAAAATGTGTCCCTATGGTGTCCCTTTAACGAGGTGAAGAAAAATGAAGAAGACAATCAAGGACTATCCAAAGGAATTACAGACCAGGAATCATGAACTTATTATGGAAAGAGGTCGAGCAAAAGGACGCAAGGTAATGAGAGAAGCATTCCATGCCAGAATTAAGCACGTGAAGGATTTGCTGGATGGTAGCCTTGACCATTCAGTCCATGATATGGCAAAAGAAATGCATCTTTCTGAAAGGACTATCAAAAACTATATTCGTAGGTTGGGGTATTCAGTTGGCAGAGCAGGAATTCGGAAAAGAGAGGAAGCAGAGTAATGGCAATCAGTATGTTTCTTTCGATGCAGGTCCCTAAAAAGACGTTTCAGGAGAAAAAGGTGGCGGTGGTCAATGGGAAAGCCCGGATCTACAAACCGCCGGAGCTGGTGGAAATTGAGCAGAAGTATATTTCTTCTTTGTCGCCGCATGTTCCTGAAAGGCCTTTGGGCGGGCCGATCGCTTTGAAAACGGTGTTCTGCTTCAGGGCGGATGAAAAACATAAGGCCGGTACGCCGAAGGCCACGAAGCCAGATACGGACAATCTGGTAAAGATGCTGAAGGATTGTATGACGAAGTGCGGATTCTGGAAGGACGATGCGCAGGTCGCTTCCGAATCGATTACAAAGTGTTACGCAGACCATGAAGGGATTTATATTTTGATCAAACCGATAGGGGTGTAGCCAGCATGGCTAAGAACGGTATGAAAAGGGCTGTATTTTTTCAGGGGGACCCGACGTTCAATTCTGTATGGGCCCGGTGGCGGAAGGAGGAGCAGGAAGCAAGAAGGCAGAAAAGGGCCATGCTGCCTTTCCGGGTGATAGGGATCGTCAGAATGTTCATCAGGCGGGCCGGATATGAGCTCCTGTCGGATGTGGTCATCAGAGATAAGAAAAGCGGAGATGTGTACCGCTCTATTACAGAAAGGAGCAGATCATGATAGCCTTTATCGTAGGATTGTTTGTGGGAGCGGCGATTGGGATGCTTGTTTCTGCTTTGTGCGTAGTGGCAAAAAGGAGCGATGATGAGCGTTAAGCGGTTTTTGCAGAGTGTCAGAACACAGAACATTCTGCTTCGGGCCAAAGGAGGCAGGACAGCGCAGGCAAGGGCAAGAGCCAGGAAGGCGGCGCAGTGATGGAAGCGGTGTGGTTTATCTTCGGGGCATTCGTGGGGAGTATCGTAACAGTATTTACCATGAGCTTGTTCCTGGTGAATGGCAGGCATCGGTAATTAAATTTTCCGGCGGGGGGCAGTAAACCTGGAAAGGAGTGCGGGCGTGAGTTTTCAGGAGCTATTGAATCAAGCGTATGAAGAATATGAAATGTACGAACGCTACAAGAAGCAAAAAGAAATGGCTGTGGAAGATATTGCCGGGCCTAAAGGGATTTGCTATGAAGCGGTCAAGGTATCCGGAACAAAAGCTTCCGACCTTGCGGACATTGTAGAAAGGATTGAATCTAATACCGCAGGGATAGCAGAAATAATCAACAAGACACTGGACGAGCTTCAATGCCATAGAAGAAAAGCATATGAATGCCTGAAGTTGGCGCCTAACACTGTGGGCAAGCTGGCCGTGGAAGAACATTATCTCAAAAAGAAGCCATGGGAAGAAATAGCCTTGGAGCAGAACTATTCGAGGGAACATATCAAGAAGCTAGCTTATGAATGCATTCGCAGAGTAGAAGATGTAATGGATAAGGATGATGCGAAATGATGCGGGCAATCCTGCTATAATGATAGTGTGAGATTGAAGGAAGAGTTCATCGCACACGGTTGTCACATCCTTCTTTATTCAGGGTTTTCACGTAAGAGCACGAGCTGATGTCGATAGGCTCGTGCTCTTACGTATCAAAAACCATTTCGGAATTCCGGAATGGTTTTTCTTTTTGGAAATGGAATTCGGAAATGGCAAAGGATTTCTCAAAAGGTATTTACAATTCGAGGCGTTGGCGTGCGGTTGCCAGAGCGTATGCAGAGTCACAGCACTATATTTGCGAGCGCTGTCACAACCGGTCCTTTGCTGGAACAGGAAAGCCGGCGCATTTCATCGTCCATCACAAACGACATCTCAACCCGGAGAACGTGACGGACGATAGCACAGTTTACGGGTGGGATAATCTGGAGCTGCTGTGCATCTACTGCCACAACGCTGTGCACAGCCAGGGGCTGGACCGTGAGTGCCGCTTTGATGATGATGGGAATCCGATTGGAATCGTAAATCATAACAACGGATGACTACCCCCCCCACCTTGGGAAGTAAAAAGTTAACAAAAGTACTCCGGGGGCGGAGAAACGCGTAAAACGAACGCCGCACGCGAAGGGGGTGTAGTTAACAATATGCGCTTATAATGTTTTAAAAATTTAATAAAATTCTAAAGGGAGAAGGTGAAAGTAGTGAGAAGAATCAAGCCGGAAAACCAAATTAAACGAAGAATCAAAGAATTGAATGACATATTTTCAGCCATGGATGAGGATCACAAAAAAGTGGTTACGCCGCTCATTGATTTCGCGGCCCACATGGAAGTGAACCTCAGAAAACTGGATGAAGATCTTGAGAAAGTTGGATTCGTGGAGGAATATTCCAATGGAGAGAACCAGACTGGGAGAAAAGAGTCTACGGAGTCCAGAGCCTACTCCACCATGATAAAAAACTATACCGGTGTCCTCCGAACACTGCTTTCCTGCCTCCCTGAGTCTGCACAGCCTGCAGCAAAGGATGAGCTGGGAGAGTTTCTGAGGAGCCGGATGAAGCGATGAACTACATAGAGAAATACTATGGGCAGATTATCTCCGGTGAAGTGGTAGTCTCCGATAAAGTACGGCGAGTCATGAAGCACCTGGTGGATAAGCTGCACGACAAGAATTCCAAATACATCTACGATGACGACAAAGCGCAGTACGTGATTGATTTCATCCAGACATTCTGCAAGCACTCAAAAGGGCAGTGGGCAGGAAAACCTGTCATCCTGGAACTGTGGCAGAAGGCAATTACGGCGGCGCTTTTTGGGTTCGTTGATAAAAACACGGGGCTCCGTGAATACAAGCAGCTTATCCTTATCGTGGCCAGAAAAAATGGTAAATCCACCTTCGCATCCTGCCTTGGCCTCTACCTTCTGGTAGCTGATGGAGAAGCAGGGCCGGAAATCTACAGCGCCGCCACAAAGAGGGACCAGGCGAAAATCATCTGGAAGGAAGCATGTGCTATGGTGAAGAAGTCGCCGGCACTTCACAAGAAACTGGATCTTCGTGTATCCGTCATCCGGTCAAGGTTCAATGAAGGCTCCTTCGAAGCGCTGGGAAGTGATTCGGATAAGCTGGATGGCTTAAACGTTCATGGAGCGCTGATAGATGAACTGCACGCCCTGAAGGATAAGAACCTCTATGACGTCCTTATCGACGGTATGACTGCCAGGGAACAGCCGGTATGTATCATCACATCCACAGCCGGAACGGTTCGGGATAACATCTTCGACTTGAAATACGAAGAATGCGAAAGAATAATAAAAGGCTATGAGGATAAAGAAGGGTACAAAGATGAAACCATTCTTCCCTTCGTCTACGAACTGGACAAAAGGGGAGAGTGGACGGACCCCGCAAAATGGCAGAAAGCCAATCCGGGCCTGGGTAGCATCAAGAACACCCAGACACTGGCGCAGAAGGTCTACCAAGCGCAGCATGATGCGCTCAGAGTAAAAAATTTACTGTGTAAGGACTTCAACATCCGTGAAACCAGCGGAGAAGCATTCTTTACATTCGACCAGCTAAACAATGAAACCACCTATGACATGAAGGCTCTCAAGCCTAAGTATGGAATAGGTGGTTTTGATTTGTCCGAAACAACGGACCTGACCTGTGCGACAATGCTCTTTTGCGTCCGTGATGATCCGAACATCTATATCAAGCAGATGTACTGGATTCCCGAGGATTTACTGGAAAAACGTGTGCATGAAGACCAGGTCCCTTATGATATCTGGAAGAAGAAAGGATGGCTGCAGACTTCCCCAGGATTTCGCAATGACTACCGCCTTATCCTGCAGTGGTTCGTAGATGAAATGGAGAAGGATGATATCTACCTGTTCAAGTGCGGATATGACCGGTGGTCTGCCCAGTATCTGGTGCAGTCCATGACTGAACGATTCGGAGAAGATATCATGGTGCCTGTGGTCCAGGGGAAAAAGACACTCTCCGGGCCGATGAAGAACCTGGCGGCTGATTTGAAGGCCAAAAGGGTGATTTACAACAATAACCCTATCCTGAAATGGTGTATGGCCAATGTGGCCGTGGACGTGGACAGGAACGACAACATTCAGCCGTGCAAAACAAGCAACCCGAGAAAGCGCATCGACGGCTTTGCTTCACTGCTGGATGCCTACACTGCTTATGAAACTTACAAGGAAGACTACATGAATATGATATGAGAGGGGGTGAAGATTTGAGAAAAATCCAATTAAGAAGCATGATCCGGAACATCTTTGGCAGAATCACCGGCGGCCAGGATGGACTTACCAGGGCAAAGCTGCTGAACGGATGGTCCAATGACTACGTTCCTTTCGACGGAGAGGCCTACGACAACGCCACCGGAAGAAACTGCATTGATACTATTGCGCGCCATGCCGGAAAGCTCCATCCGCGCCACATTGTCCGGAAGAACGGAAACATTGTGAAGAATGCGGACAGTAAGCTGCAGTATCTCCTTTCCACCAGGCCGAACTGGCTCATGCCGGCATCGGAGTTCATTGAAAAGATTGTGGCCCAGTATTACTGCTACAATAACCTCTTCGTGTACATCCAGAGAGACATGAACGGGAATGTGGAGGCTCTTTGGCCGCTGAATTTCAACAATCTGGAGCTTTTTGAGGACAAGAAGGGAAACCTTTACTGCCGATTCACATTCGGAACCGGGGAACAGGCTACGGTTCCCTACGAAGAGATGATTCACATCCGGAGGCACTTCAACCGGGATGACGTTTTCGGAGACCCGGAAGGGAAGATTCTGAGGGAGGATATCAACCTCCTGAAGGCAGTGAAGACGGCAGTCATCAACGTGGTGAAGAATTTCCATAAGCTTCGAGGTATCATCCAGTGGACAGGAACCGTGAGACCGGAAGACCAGGAAAGCATGTGGCGAAAATTCGTGGACAGCTTTGCAGGACCGTCCAACGGTTCCGGCATCGGTTCACTGGATAACAGAGGCAAGTTCCAGCAGCTGACTACAGATACACAGACCTTCGAATCGGGGCAGATGAAGTTTGCCAGGGACAATCTGTATAAGTACTTTGGAGTTTCCGAAGAAATCGTCTCCGGAAAGTTTAAGGAAGAAGAGTATCAGGCATTCTATGAAAGCGTCATTGCCCCGATAGCAATCAAGCTGTCACAGGAATTCACGGAAAAAATCTTCACTCCCAAGGAAAGAGGATTCGGAAATGAAATCGTATTCGAGGGGAACCGCCTGGCCTACATGAGCACCACCTCTAAGGTAAAGATTGCGGAGGCCATGATTCCTGCAGGAGCCATTAAGCGGAATGAAATCCGAGAGTTATTCGGCTATGCCGGACTGCCTGGTAAGGAAGGCGAGGGAATTGTGGTCAGCTTGAACTATGTAAAGTCCAAGGACCAGTCTCTTTACCAGACGGGTAAAGACGATGATTTGAAGGGGGGTGATGGGGATGAGAAAGAAGATTAAGGTACGAAGCATGCAGCTCAGGGCGGTTGATGGTGCGGATGGGGAAAATCTTCATGTCGAGGGTTATGCACTGGTTTTCAATCAGAAAACACTGCTGTGGGAGAGTCCGTACTCCGGCACGAAATACTATGAAGTCATCGCACCCGGGGCCGTTGATGCCAATACGGACATGAGCGACGTCATCTTGCGGTATAACCACTCCGACTCCGCATTGATCCTGGCAAGGACTTCCAACGGAACCCTGCGTCTCAATGTGGATGAGAAGGGGCTCAAGATTGATGCGGATATTGCGCCTACCACGACAGGAAGGGACATTTATCAGCTGATTAAGCGGGGAGACATTTCCAAGATGTCATTTGCTTATACCAGTGATAAAGACTCCGGGGAAAATGATCCGGTGGCAAAGACACAGACAAGGACCATCGACCACATTGATTTCATCATGGACGTCAGTCCGGTGGATTTCCCTGCATACGACGGTACAAGCATTGAAGCCAGAGGCCATGATGCCATGATTGCCGAACTACAGGAGAAGGAAAAGAGTGAAGAACTTCGAAAGAAGCTCATTATAGAAACTTTTTTGTAAAATAAAAGGAGAGAAAAAATGAATAAGAGACTTCTTGAAATCAGAGCAAGAAAAATGGAAATCAGAAAAGCGCTGGAAGGCGAAGGTAAGGTGAACCTGAACGCGCTGCAGGAAGAACTGAAAAAACTGGATGCAGAACATGAGGAAATCGAAGAGCGTGAAAAGATTGCCCAGGGAATTCAGTTCGACAAGGAACCGGAAGGCGTGCAGAAAAGAAGCAAGCCCCAGGCCGCCGTAAAGAAAAATCCATATGAATCCGACGAATACCGTTCCGCATTCATGGAATATGTAACCAAGGGTACGCCGATTCCTGCTGAATTCCGCGATGCCGCTACAACCACAGATGCAGCCGCGCTGATTCCGCCGACTACCCTGAACCGCGTTATTGAAAAGGTTCGTACCTATGGCAATATTCTGCCCCTGGTAACCCGCACGGCCTATAAGACCGGCCTTGCCATCCCGACATCCAACGTAAAGCCGGTGGCTAAGTGGGTAGCAGAAGGGGCTACTTCCGAAAAGCAGAAAAAGGTGCTGGGCAGCATTACTTTCAGCCATTTCAAACTGCGCTGTGCTGTTGCTGTAACCCTTGAAACCGAGAACATGACGCTTTCCGCATTTGAAGATATCATTGTGAACAATGTGGCAGAGGCTATGGTGGTAGCTCTGGAAGAATCTATTATCAACGGCACCGGCTCCGGTCAGCCCACAGGCATCCTGGCGGATAAGTCTCAGGGCGTCACCATCAACGCCGCAAAGCTTGATTATAATACCCTCATCAAGGCAGAAGCCGCCATTCCCCAGGCATATGAAGCAGGTTCTGTATGGGTAATGAGCAAAGCTACTTTTATGTCTTTTATCGGTATGACCGACTCCAACGGCCAGCCCATTGCAAGAGTGACTGCAGGTATCAACGGTGTTCCTTCCAGAGTCCTCTTGGGCCGCAACGTAGAGCTCTGCGACTACCTGCCGGCATTTTCTACTACACTGAATAAAACCGACGTGTTCGCCTTCATTTACCGCATGAAGGACTACGTACTCAACAGCAACTACAGCGTGGCCATGAAGATATATGAAGACAATGACACCGACGATCTTGTAAGGAAGTCAATCATGATTGCCGATGGTAAACCGGTTGATTTCAAATCTCTGGTTATGCTGGCAGGCAATGCTACCGCCTGAGACGGGAGGGAATAAATCATGGCCGTAACACTGGAACAGGCAAAGAACTATCTCAAAGTCGATGAAGATATCACTGACGATGACGAACTGATTTCCTCCCTGATCAGTGCGGCCAGCGATTACGTCGAAAAGACCACCGGGAAGAGGGCGGACGGGAGTCCGCTCTGCGAGCTGTGTGTGAAGCAGCTGGTAGCTCACTGGTATGAGAACCGTGCTGTATACAGCTCTAAACCCGGGGCCATCAACGTTCTGCCGCACACAGTCACGGCGCTTCTTACACACATTGCCCAATGCGAGGCATATCCGGAGGCTGATAAGACATGATTAATGCTGAAATCGGCTCCATGGATAAAAAGATTCACATTCTGCAGTATGTGGACAAGGAAGACGAATACGGGTTGACGCACCAGGAGAAAGTAGATGTCATAGGGCATTCCATCTGGGCAAGGATGGAGCCTTTTCGTGGGAAAGAATACTATGAGCAGTTTAAGGACAAGGTACAGGAGACCATCAAGGTCACTATCCGCTACAGGAAAGGCCTTAACACGAACATGCTGATTTCCTACCAGGGCGTGCTGTATGAAATCCAGACCATCTCCGATGTCTATATGGCTCACGTGAAACTGGAAATCATGTGCCGGCGTCTGCAGAGAGGAGCGGAAGATGAGGATTGAGGAATACACCGCACTCATTGAGAAAGTGCAGAAGGAATTTCCGGAGGAAGCCGAAGCGGAGCTTCAGAGAGGGGCCAGAAAGCTCAGAAGGGAAATCAAAGCCGCGAGCCCGGTTGGACATGCCAAACATCCTCATAAGCTGAAGAACAGCTGGAAGATGGAAATAGCGGGAACATCCGCCAAAACGCTGGAAGCCCACATCTACAGCACGGCTCCTCACTTCCACCTGGTGGAGCGCGGTCACGTATGGAAGACGCCTCATGGCAAGATAAAAGGCTACAAGCAGGGCACCCACTTCATGGAAAAGACCGTGAATGCGGAAGGCCCTGGCATTTATGACGAAATGGGAAGAAGACTGGCGGAAAAGGTAGGTGTGGAACTTGGCTGAAATCGTAAAGATGATTGATATCGTAAAGACAGTGACGCAGATTCTGAAAGATGAATTCAAGTGCACAGTGTACTCCGATGAAGCATTGGAAAATTTCAAAAAGCCCTGTTTCTTTATCGCCGCCATCCCTGTTTCCATTCCGCAGACTACCAATTTCATGGAGAAACACATTTCCATCGTACTGACCTATTTCCCAAAGGACAGCATGAGGGATGAGGTGCATTATCTTGATGTTTTTGACAGAATTCAAAGTTATTTTGCTCTGGGAATGAAGGTGGGAGGCCGTTTCCTTCATGTTGACCGGGTTACTCCGGACAGAGTGGGGGAAGAACAGGATATCCTGCAGATAACCATTGAGATTATCTATCTGGAACAGACAGGGAAGTCGGAATCCGGAGCGGAAATGATGGAGGAAATCGAAGTGAACGGGCTCAATGGAGATGAGACCGTCCATGATTTCATTGATAAGAACAGTTAGGAGGAAATAACTCATGGCTAAACTTGGTATGCCCAGTATTAATATCAGCTTCATTGAAGCAGGTATTGAAGCTATCCAGAGGAGCCAGCGCGGCATTGTGGCGCTGATTCTGGAAGAAGCTGCTGATACCATTACAAATCTGAAGACCGACCACACGGTGGGAGACGATACGGTCAAGGCAATTGAAAATCCATTTACAATCTACACCACCGATGATATCCCGTCAGAACTGTCTGACGAAAACAAGGACTACATCACAAAGTGCTTAATCGGTTACACAAAAACACCGTACCGGGTCAAAGTGCTGCTGGTGGCGAAGAATGCGGAAAACGACACCAAGGCCGATAAATTCGCCGACGCTCTTTCCGTATTGGCAACAGAACGCTGGGACTATCTGGCCATTCCGACCATTACCGACGTCCAGTGTGAAGCTGTGGCCACTTGGGTGAAGACAAACCGAGAAAACAAATTTAAGAAGGTGAAGGCCGTCCTTCCAAACTATGCCGGAGACTATGAAGGCATTATTGATTTCGGCAATACATCAATCAAGACGAAGACCAAGACCTATTCACCGGCGGAATACACGGCGCGCATCGCGGGACTCATCGCAGGTACTCCAATGACCATATCCGCTACTTATGCGCCGCTCGCTGAAGTAATTGACTGCGACCGGCACACACTGGATGAAAACGACGAAAAAGTCAACAAGGGCGAATTCTTCATCTGGTTCGACGGAGAAAAATTCAAGATGTCCCGTGCTATGAACTCCCTGGTAACCACCACTCAGGGAAAGCTGGAGGCCTATCAGACCATCAAGACCGTGGATATCATGGATATGATTTACGACGACATCAGGAAGACCGCGCAGGACAGCTATATCGGTAAATATACCAATGACTACGACAACAAGTGCCTTCTGATTTCCGCTATCCAGGGATATTTCCTTGAATTGGAAAGAGGACGTCTGCTGCAGAAGGACTATTCTCAGGTGGATATCGACGTGGATGCGGTAAAGAATTACCAGATTGTCCATGGCCTTTATACCAAGGATGAACTGGCGAAGATGAGCGACCTTGAAATCAAGAAGCTGGATACCAAGAAGAAGGTATTCCTGACAGCAAAGATTAAGATTCTGGATGCTATGGAAGACATTGAACTTCCAATTAACATCTGAGGGAGGTTAGAAAATGGCAGAAGCATTTAACAGCCAGCAGGTCATGTCCGGCACCCAGGGTGAAGTGTGGATTAACGACAAATACATGGCCCAGGTTACTGCTTTCAAGGCAGAAGTTAATCTGACCAAGGAAGAAGTGAACCAGGTCAAGAAAATGGCTAAACAGTACAAAGTGACAGGATGGGAAGGAAAAGGCAACGTGAAGATGAACCACATGTCCTCCTTCTTCCTGAACCTTATGGCTGAAAACATCAAGAACGCCCATCAGACTGTCTGCACAATCGTAGCAAAACTGGATGATCCGGATGCCATTGGGTCAGAACGGGTAGTCATCAGGGATGCCACCTTTGACAAGATGACTCTCATGGACTGGGAGGCTAAAAAACTGGCCCAGGATGACTATGATTTCACTTTTACTGATTTCGACCTGCTGGATACGGCAGATGAATAGGAGGGGCCATGAATCTTACTGAAGCGCTGTTGAAGGCGGATGTTGCATCCGTCACAGAAGAAGCGACAAAGGACTATGAAATCCCGCGGCTCACGAAGAAATTCCAGACTCCGTTCATCCTGCATCTACAGGAAATCCCGCCCAAAAGGGTGGCTGAGATCCAGTCTCTTGCATTCGAAATGGACGGGAAAGGCAAACTCAGCCAGGGCGATTTATACGCCATGAACATGCTGTATGTATGCGAGGGCGTGACCAATCCGGAATTTGCGGACAAGGAAGTGCTGAAGCACTTTAAGGCGGCAACGAAAAAGGACCTTCTGGCAAAGCTGTTGAATGCCGGTGAGCTCTCAGACGCTTCCGGAGAAGTGCAGAAGCTTTCCGGATTCGATGATGGTGAAGACCAGGAAGATAAAGTAAAAAACTGATTGAAACTGACGGGGAAACGCAGCTGATGTACTGGCTCTATGCCAAACATCATATTCTCCCGTCAGTGTATGCCAACATGGACCTCGGGGAGAAAGTAGTGCTCCGGGCGTTCTATGCAAAAGAAATCGAAGAAACTTTGAAAGAACAGGCAAGGCTGAATAAGACCATGGGGAGGTGAGCTGATGGCAAAAATCATTGATGTCATTATGAGACTGCAGGACCAGGTATCCGGTACACTGGGTAGAATCAGAAGACAGATGGAAGAGACCGGACGGATGCACAGACGTCTGGGCGGAGAAATCAGCCGGACCGGAAGAAACATTGAGAACATTGGCCGGGCCATGCTCCCTATGGCTGAAGGAATGGCCGGAGCAGGAGCATTGGCGCTCAAGACCTTTGCGGACTTTGACTCTACTATCACTATGGCAGGGCTGAAAGCAGGAGCTACAGCAGAAGAAATGGAACAGATGAGGAAGGTGGCGGCTGAAGTGGGCCGCGACTTCCCGATTTCTGCCAATGACGCTGCCAAGGCCATGGATAGATTGGCCGCCAGCGGGCTCAATGCCAACCAAGCTACTGCGTCTCTGCCGGGAATCGTGACAGCGGCTGTGGCATCAGGGGAAGACCTTGGTGCAACGGCTGATGTAATTACATCCGCCATGTCAACATACAAGATGATGACAGGAGATATGGGTGCCAACGCCGCCAAGGTAGCGGATATTATTCAGATGGCTGCCAACAGGTCAAAACTGGATATGGCTGCTTTTGGGACTGCTATGCAGTATGCCGGAGCTCCGGCAAATGCCCTGGGCGTAGACATCGAATCGCTGGCAGCGGCTATGGGCATCATGGCTAATAATGGCATTGAAGCATCCACCATTGGGACATCTCTTAGATCTACCCTTTCAAGACTTGCTTCTCCGCCAAAAGAAGCGGCAAACGCCATTGCACTCCTGGGGCTCAAGACCAAAGATGCATCAGGGAACTTCGTGGGACTGGATAATATTATCGGGCAGATGAGGACTGCTATGAGCGGGATGAGCAACACGCAGCAGGTGGCACTGGCAAAAGCCATTGCCGGCGAAGATGCTTATTCCGGACTGCTGGCACTCATAAAGACTGCTCCAGAGGACTACAAAGCACTGGAAGATGCCATCCGGAATGCCAGCGGCTCATCCAAAGAGGCTTTCAACGTCATGAATAAAACTGCCAAGGGCTCGTTCATGTCCATGCTGGGCAGTGTGGAATCTCTTGCCATTTCCATAGGTGGATTACTGGCGCCAACAATGAAGCAGATAACCGATGTCATTAAAGGTGCCGCCGACTGGATTAATGGGTTGGATGATAGCCAGAAGCAGATGATTCTGAATGTTGGGAAAGCTGTTATAGGATTCGTGGCATTCAACATGGCAGCAGGTAAAGCCATCGGAGTGGCAGGGGAACTGGTCAAAGTCTATGGAGATATCGGTATCGCGCTTCATGGAGGAACCATCCAAAACCGGCTCCTTATGTACTCCGTGCGAGGACTTGCCAGGGTACTGCCGGTGGTAGGCTCCGGACTATTTTCCATTGTGAAAGTGCTGGGAGGCGCAGCATCTTCGGCTATCGTCGGAGCTGTACGACTGCTTACTGCTCTTAGTGGAGGGATACTTGCGGTTGCAAGGGCACTTATTACTGCTGCCATTGCAGGCGGGCCAGTGGTGTGGGCCATTATGACCATTGCGGCGGCCGCCGCATTAATCTATGCAAACTGGGACGCCATAGGGCCTTATTTCAGAAACCTTTTCAATGGCATCGTGAATTTCATCAATGGGCCATTCGCCAGCGCGTGGAATGCGGCGTGGGATGGAATTGTAAGTTTCTTCTCCGGAATTTTCAGCGGGATTGAAGAAGTGTGCTCTTCGGTTATGAATGGAATCAAGAGCGCCATCAATTCCGTAATTTCAGGAATCAACGGCATCAGCGTAGACATTCCGGACTGGGTGCCTGGAGTGGGTGGAGGTCATTTGGGATTTAATATCCCCATGCTCTATACCGGTACTCCAAACTGGAGAGGTGGACCTGCAGTTATCAACGACCGTGGTGGAGAAGTGGTGGACCTTCCATCCGGAGCGAGAGTGATTCCGCATGAGCAGTCTCTGAACCAGGCTTACAGGCAGGGAAGAATGGCCGGAACTAATTCCGGAAACGCCTCCATCACTGTAAATATTTACAATCCGCAGATTAACAGTCAGGGAGATATCAATGAAATGGCCAGAAGAATAGCAGAGCGCATTTACTACGAACTGGCGAAGAATTCCATCAACATGAATGAGGGGGCAGTCTAATGGCAAGCTTTATCGAAAGCGCACTGAGGGCGGTGAACAGCGTTTTCAACGCCCTGGGCTCATACTGCTCTTTCACACTTTACTGCGGAGGAGATGCGGTCATTTTTCCTGTCACTCCGGGTTCCTTCGAGGTTTCGCAGAAATTCAATAACTCTACAGTAACCATAAACTCCATCGGAGAAATCAACATGCTGGGGAAGCCGGGCCTCAGATCCGTAAAGTTTCAGGCCTTCTTCCCGAACAATGATTATGATTTCTCCCTGAACTACTCAATGAGCCCCTATGGTTACGTGGAGAAAATTGCGCAGATGGCCAAAGCAGGACAGCCATGTCGAATCAATATCACGGGAACAGCTATTTCCATGCCATGTACCATTGATGATTTCAGCTATTCCGAGAAAGATGGAACCGGAGATGTTTATTTCTCTATTGAACTGAAGGAATATCGGTATGTTCGGCCTGACTCCGACTTGATAAATGATGTTACTGGATTGAAGAGCCGTACTGAAGAAGCGGAGAAGACCAGAAGCGTCACAGCCTACTCGACGGATGCCATGGAAACTGCCCAGAAGGCCGTGCAGAAAATTCAGAAGGTAACCAGGACGGTGGGAAATGCCAGACGGCAGATAGAGACCTATAAGGCCATCGTAAAATCCGGCGGCATCACTGCAGGCGACGTTCTGACTATCACAGCATCTGAAGTCATGAAGAACGGGCAGCTAATCAAGAGGTTTGGAGGCTAGCATGCTGAAACTGTACTACACAGACCCACCGGGAACAGAGAACGCAGTAAGTTGCCAAGATATTTCCAACTACGTCATTCATGTCACCTGGAGTGGTGATACGGACCAGGCGGCACGAAAGCTTGAATTCACTATCGCATACAACACGGCGGAGAAAGATGCTGCATTTGTACAGCTGAATCTGCTGCTGGGAGGAACAATTGAAGCATCTGATATAGATGAAACGACGGAAACACCGATTTTCATCGGAAGAATTTTCTTCAGAAAGCGGGCATCCGATTCATTCACATTTGAATTTACCTGCTACGACACCATGGTTTATCTGGCCAAAAGCAACATCCGGGCTAACTTCAAAGACATTGATGTTACCAGCGCAGTGAAGCAGGTCTGCGGAAGCATCGGACTTGAAACAGCCGACAACATTCCGTCAATTCCGACCGTAGTGAATTTCATTGCAGATGACAAGAGCGGCACCGAAGTACTGCAGATGCTCTTTGATAAAGCCAAAGCGGAACAGGGGAAAAGCTACAGGGCAATTTCGATAGGCGGGAAAATCACAGTAGTGGAAAGAGGAGAGACCATAGAAAACTACATCGCTGACAGCTCCGTCAATGTGATTTCAGCAGAACACTCCGAGTCACTGGAAGACATGGTGGACAAAGTGGTGGCAGTCAACGATGATGGTTCAGTGGGGCAGATTTTCACAACGGACGATGAAATCGGAAAGTATGGCACAATCCAGAAGATTTATAAAATCCAGCCGCCGAAGAGCGGTGAATCTGTGGACAACGTAACTGCCGCAAAAGCTCTCCTCAAAGCGCCAAAGGAAGAATCTTCTTTGAAGGCCCTGGGAGATATCCAGTGTATTTCAGGGTATGCCATTACGGTTCAGGAAGAACAGCTCAAAGGTAAATTCACTATCAAATCGGATACCCACCATTTTGAAAACGGGATTCACACAATGGACCTGACATTGGAATACATCGGGGAGGCTGAGAAATGAAACTGACAGAAGATCCATACAAAGGTCTGATTGAGCTTCACCGGCGGATAGCCAAAAGAGCGGCTCTGCAGCCGACCGCAGGAATAGGGACAATCATTTCGCCGCCTCCAGGAATCCAAATCAGCTATCATAGATTCATCCTGGATAAAGAGAACATTTACATAGATGAATATTGGCTGCAGGGACATACAAGAACCCATAAAGGGCACATTGTAAGTGAGACACAGCCAAGGGCAGGAGGGAGCGGAGATGCTGAATTCGCTTCCCATACCCATGATATAGACAACGATTACACAGACACACAGACCAAGACTGACACATGGAAACCGGGGGACAAGGTTCTTCTGGTGCCGATTACCACAGAAGATGAAAAGACCACGGCACAGTTTGTGGTGCTGTGCAAACTGGTAAGATTGGACGGTAATTGACTATGGCTAATCCATTTATAGCGGGGCCTCAGAGTGATAACCTTATAAAAGCGTCTCATGAGACATTTCGGGAATTTGCATGGGATTTTGAAAGGAATGATTTCATCCGCGACGACAATGGGCAGTACATCATACTGGAAGGTAATGCAGCGCTGAAGGTGTGGATATATAAATGCCTAATGACAGAACGGTACAGATACCGGGCCTATTTCGATGATTACGGGGCCGAGCTGGAACAATTCATCGGGAAACCGAATGACGGGACAGAAGGGACGGAGCTTTACCGCTACGTGAAAGAAGCTCTTCAGGTAAATCCTCACATCCGTTCAGTTAATGATGTTTTCATGAAGCAGGATAAGAAAAAAGTCACGCTGACCGTTTCCCTTGATACGGATTATGAAAGCCAGTCAGTAGAAGTGGAGGTGTGAAATGGCATTTCAGGCAGAAGACCGGGAAGTAATCCTGGCAAGGCTCATTGAAGCCTATAAAAAATACAGAAAGAATAATGCCAGCGAAGTGGAAGGCACTTTTGCATTCGACGACCTGGCGGCCAACTCCGTAGAATTTCAGAACATCCAGGCAGAAATGGAGCTGCTGATAGAAGCAATGTTCCCGCAGTCATCCTGGGGGGAATACCTTGACCTTCTAGCAGATGAACTAGGGAACGGCATGAAGCGGAGAGCCGCGACAAAGGCCGTGGTAGTACTTACCCTTTCCGGAACGGCAGGGACCGAAGTGAACACAGGAGTACTTTTTGCGACAGACGGGAAAATCAACTTCATCACAACCGAGGCATGCACTATCGGAGAAGATGGCTTATGCACTGTAAAAGCAGAGGCCCAGACGGCTGGGAAAGAAGGGAATGTAAAGGCAGGAACTATCGTCAAAATCCCTGTTTCCATTTATGGTGTGAGCGCAGTCACTAATAAAGAAGACGCTTATAACGGCTATGACGAGGAGACGGACGATTCACTTAGAGAAAGACTTCTGTTCAGGCTGAGACATCCGGTTACGTCCGGGAATGCGAATGAATACGTTGACTGGGCTGAATCTGTCGGAGGAGTAGGTGCTGCAAAGTGCATCCCGCTTTGGAATGGGAATGGAACAGTCAAGGTTATCATCGTGGATGCGAACAATGAACAAGCTAATGATGAGTTACTGAATGCAGTAAAGAATTACATTGAAACAGTAAGGCCAATCGGGGCTTCAGTCACAGTTATAACGCCGGAAATTCTGAAGGTTAGCGTGGCAGCTGAAGTTACTGTAGCATCTGAAGATTATGTTGCTAAAATTACGGAAGCCATTAATGAATATTTCAGAAGAGAAGGGTTCAACTCGAATTATGTTTCCATTGCGCACATCGGGAAGATAATGCTTGAGACAGGAGCTATCAGCGACTATGAATCGCTCACAATTAACGGAGGAATCAGCAACATTAGTGTAGATGATAACCATGTTCCACGGCTTGGGACGCTTACACTGGAGGTAAAATGAATGAGTTTAATCAGAAGTAGGCCGGTAGACATTTCATTATATCTACCAGGATTCCTTACAAAAAGTGCCGAATATAAAGCCGGGCTGGATGCGGAAAGCGGAGAGCATGAAAGAATGCGAATTGTACTGCTTGACATAGAAAAGCAGTTTAATGTCAAAACAGTAGACTGGGGGATAAATCTCTGGGAAGACTTGTACGCGATCAATCAGGATAGAAGCAAAAGCAGCCTAATTAGCAGACGTGATGTTGTGCTTGCTAAAATGGTTCCTCCATCCGTTGTCAATGAGCCTTTTATGGACAGGCTGGTCAATGCTTATGTTGCTGATAAGAAAGCCGAAATCGTAAGCTACATAGACGAATACAGAATTGAGATCCTATATCACGGTGGGCAGATCCTTGATTATGATAATCTTCGGAAATCAATCAGAGAATATTTACCGGCGCATCTGGGATACAAACTGGTTACGTTCACTTCTGGAGATTTATATTTCCATGCAGCCGGAATTGTCCAGAACTATAAAAAGATTACAGTCGATATGGACAGCAGTGTCCATCTGGAGGCCGCTGACACCACAATCCATTATGCAGGACAAGTAGTCCATAATTATAGAAAATTATCTATTTCGGGGGGGTACTAAACCATGGCTAAATTTCCAAGTTTAACATTTACCGAAGCAGGCATGAAGATGCTGATTCAGTCCCAGAACGGGCACACACTCACTTTTACCAAAGGCAAGCTTGGCAGCGGCGTTCTGACAGACAGCGATGACATTACCAAATTTACCGACTTGAAGGCTCCCAAAATGGAGCTCCCGGTGGTAAAGAAAGATGATTCGGGTAAAGAAAAGATTTCCCTTACATTTAACACGTCAAACACGGCTCTTGAAGAAGGATTCGTCTCCAGAGAGCTGGGCGTGTTTGCAAAGCTGGACGACGGGGCCGAAACACTCTACGCATACAGTAACGCCGGAAACGATTATGATTACATCCCAAACAAGGACACACCGACAGATGAAAACAGGTTGGTTGTGAACCTCATCGTAAGCTCTTCTGCAAATATTGCTGTGCTGGTGGATGGCTCCATCGTTTACGCTCACATGAGCGACCTTGACGATAGACTGCAAGTGACCGCTACGGTAGGGAAGCCGGCAAGTATGGACGAAAAAGGCCTTTGGGTGGAAATCAAAGACGGGCTGAGATCTATTCTTCATCGGTGGAATAAGACAACGAATAGCTATGACACACTGCACCCTGAGACGGAATCTGCCCAGATTACCGACTGGCACTCTGGAATTATGGCAAGCCTCGCAAGCAAGACACTTGGGACCGTAGTGGATGCTATTACCACTGATTCAGTACTGGGAAAGCTTATAAAGCTGCTTTTAGATGCTAGCGGAGTAAAGTATTTAATTGATACAAATGGGTATGTATGCTTTGGCAGTCTGTTTGGCGGGCTAATTATACAGTGGGGATTCTACGTTTGTAATGCGAGTCAATCGTACCCGATAGCTTTTAGCATAAATCCATATTGTATTGCGGCGTCGGTGTTAGCTAGTACAACAGACTCAAATTATTACATCATTTCGGTTGATAATGATAGTAATAGATCATTTATCTTGAATGGCTGGAGAGATAACGTTAAACAGGGCGACATTTATGCTGCTGTTATAGCAATCGGGAAATAATGGACAGTGGGGAAATATCTACACGAGCAGTGATGGATTCGGAGCAGTTAATTTTCCTCTATCGTATACGCAAAATTGCTTTGGGATTTATGCCATGGCACAAGACACTGCAGAAACGCATGAACATGTTTCGTACTATCAATTGGGAAAATCTAGTTGTATGTTTTATACAGAAACAAATCAAAGCGGTGGGAAATCGCTGCATTGTTTATACTTTTCTGTCGGATATTAAGCCCAGATGTTCAACAGTGGGGACGTATAGTAAATTCTAATGGTAATACAAATACATATGTAACATTGCCAATCTCCGCAACACACGGCATAGGAGTTCTAAATGTATCTGATGCAGGAACTAGTGATGCCGTGTGGAATGGAGATTTAGTCTCCCAAAACATTATATTGATAACGACATATCGTCCTAATGGCATTTCGACTAAAGGAGTAATGGCAAAATGGATTTTGGTTTATTTTTGAGTAGACAACGTTAAATGGCTATTTCCCTATAGCAATCCAATAACTGCCCTTCGACTCTGTAGGCTGGCCATCGCTAATTATTTGGATTTGATTCTGAGATAGCACTTTTACTACTCTGATAGACCCAGAATTTGAAACTTCGCCATTTGCAGTGGCGACTAACGTATATCCGTTATTATTAAAAGCAATAGGTAAAGCAGTTAGCATACCATTGGATAAAAATCCCCACTGTTTAGTTACTGCCGATGATAAGGCATATACCAGTCACGTTATTGGTTTGAGCCTTAACCCCTATACGTAAAGAGCAGGTGGTCGCCGTAAAGTTTGTACAAGCGCAACTTGCTGGATTGGATACTGGTCCTCCTTGATGGAGGACTGTAACAGCAAGTGCATGTGCCATTTGTACTGGATAAGTTATTGTGGCATCAAAAATTTGTTCGCCGTTTAAGTGAAACGTATCTGTTGTTACCCACTGTAGAGGGATTGTTACGAAACAGGAGAAGTAGGTTAGAGTAAGCAGAGTATGCATGATTTTTTAAAAATAAAATCAATGAAAAACCCGCCAGAACATCAGATATCTACAATCGTAGAAGTGTAAATATATGCTAATCTGGCTGTTTTATCCAGTATCAATAGTAACAACCATCAAGCCACGGATAATGCAGATAATACGGTAATGCGTGCGATTGATTGAGTAGCGTACTAGTAACACTACTTTAGCAGCTCTATGCATTTTCGTAGCTGTCGCAAGCCCTTGTGTGTGTAAACCCTTTCAGTCACATCTCCTCCGGCATGACCTAATACACGCCGTTTTGCTGTTTCATTGGCTCCTGCATTGTCCAGCAGTGTTGCTACAGTATGGCGGCAGTCGTGGGTTGTATGACCATCAGCTTTGATGGAGTGCATGACATCACGCCAAAGCTGGCAATAGCGACTGTAGTCATATTGCTTTCCTTTGGAATCCGCTATCAGATGCACACCGATTGATTTCATACGGTTTGTAATGAGAGGGAAAATCCGATGATGGATGGGGATGGTTCTGATGCCGGAAACGGTCTTGCTTTTTGTAATACGCATGTATCCCTGCCGGAGGTTCACATCATTCTTCTGGAGTGCCAGCATCTCGCCAACACGCATACCGGTGTAAAGCAGAATGAGCACCGTATCAACACCGGGCTCATCGCAGTGTGCCCAAAGCCGATTAATTTTCTGCCGACTGAATGGATGGTGTGGATGTACAGCCTTATTCTTGCCGATTGATAGCAGGGGAGCGTAGCATTTATTTATCAACTCAATTTTCACAGCATATTTTTCAAGTAACGAAATCAAAGAGCGGACTTTCTTCAGAGAACTGTAAGACAGCCCGCTCTTTCGCATGGAATCAAGAATTTTCTGGTAGTCTGCATATTTTAGACTTTGGAATGGCTCATAGTGAAGAGGAACCAAGTGCTTGAATGAATTGGTGTAGCTGTCAAGTGTTGACTGCGATGGTGCGGTGTTGACCGTATGAGCAGGAAGCCAACGGTAATAGAGCTCAGCAAGCGTTATCTGATGACCTGGAAGGGAGCGATGGAAATGAAATTTATTGTAGTCAGCTTGAAAGATTTCAGCTTCAACCTGCGTGGAAAAGTACTCGACAGGCTTTTGCTTCCCATGAACGCTGATAACAAATACAAATGGCCTCCTCCGATTGCCGGAGAGCTTTTTGATTGAACCATATCCATTTGGTTTACGCATTTTAAAATCACCTCATTTTTATTGTTAAGGAGATAACTTATGAACGCAACAAATGTTGATTATTACATCGTCGGCTTTAAGTCGGACGGTAGCCGTGCCGCCGGTAAAATTTGTATGTTTGATCCAATTAAACATCCGGATAAGCTGGAAGCCGAAGCAGAAAAGATGAAAGCGGATAATGCCGATATTGTGACAGTAAAAGCCGTCACAACCGAAGATTACATGAACCTGCTTGGAAATAATACTAATGGGAAAGAGTACATCCTGAGCGGTGAAACCTTCGTGCCTAAGCCAGATTATGTACCCACCGAAGCCGAGGAAAAGCAGGCCGCCATCGCTACTATAAAAGCAAAGTATCATCCAACACTGGATAGTTTGGTAGAAGCTAGGGTAAAAGCGGCCATGCTGGGCGCCGACACCACTAAGATTGACAGCCAGTACAAAACTACCCTTGCCAACATGGCAACGGAAATCAAGAACGCATAGAGGAGGGATAAATCATGGAATTTTGCGAATATTGCGGTAACCTTTTAAATGAAGACGGGCGCTGCCCATGGGATGGATGCCCGCACAATGCTATTTTGGACGCCATGGCAGAAGCCAAAGCAGCCGATGAGAAGAAAGATAAGAGTGAGGACAAAACCTGATGGAATTCATGGGGCAGATTTACTGGTACGCTTACAAATCAATTTGCAACATTACAACAGGATGGCCATTCAAACTGGCTGGCGGAGCAGTGCTACTAGTCGTTGCACGGCATGCCGCCTTATTTACGGCTTTTTCACTGCTCGTTGTACTTGATTTATTCGCTAAATTCATTGCGTTGTCTTACGAGATGATAAAAACTCAGGGCACTGAAAGCCCATCGCTGCTGGAATCAATCAAAGCGATCCCAGAAGCACATCGGCAGCGGATTATCAACTCGCATGAGATGAAGACGCAGTTTTCCGGGAAAGTTATTGTCTACATCATTGCTGTTATGGCAGCTGGAATTGTAGATTTTATAGTTGGCCATGCAAACTTTAGTCAGATAGTCATCGCTTACCTGGCATCGACGGAGCTTCTGAGCATTATCGAAAATCTTGACGATGCAGGTGTATCCGCCGTGCATGATTTAGTCGGGTTAATCAAAAGAAAGAGGGCGTAAAGATGAATGTTATCGATTTATCAGACTGGAATGAAAATGTCGACTGGTCCCGTTTCATTGACCACGGCATTGGCGGTGTAATCGTGAAAATTTCAGAGGGCCGCACTCTTAGCGAACTGTTTGCAAAGAATATTGCGGGAGCCGCTGCTCGTGGGCTCCCGTGGGGCGTCTATTGTTTCTCTCATGCACAAACGACAGAACGGGCGAAAGAAGAAGCCCAGACAGTAATCGACGCATTGGATACTTTAGGATATGGAACACCGGACTTAGGAATCTGGCTCGACATCGAGGCTCCAGAAGTAGTAGGGCAGAATGCTGATGACGTGACCGCAATTTGCAGCGCATTCATATCCGCTTGCAATGCCGCCGGCTATAGCGCCGGGATCTATGCGAGCCTCTCAACATTGACAGACTGCATCAACGTTAATGATCTGGCAGACTATGTGCCGTACTGGTGCGCTCAGTATGCCGAAAAATGCGACTTCCTGGATTATTACCCTGACAATAGACTTACAGGGTGGCAGTGCACAGACAGCTACATTATAGACGGGAACACTTATGATCTGTCAGTTTGGTACTAGGGGAGGCTTGGAATTGTGGAAAATAAAAAACAGAAGCTGTGTGCTGCTACTCTTGCTTGCGTTGTGCTTCTTGCCGGCCTTGTGTGGTTCCTCTGTGCAGGCAGAAGCGATGTATCAGATATCAGAAGGGGAGCTCAATCAGTTACAGAGCAACTTGACCGAGCTGAAAGCGGACAACGAGAACAAGCAGGATCTCTTGACAGAGCAGCAGAAGCAGCTTCAGATAGTCAACGAGCAGCTGGAGAAATCCAGAGCATTGAACGAAGAGACGCAGACCTCATTAGCGGAAGCCAATCGATCATTGACAGAGTTAGAGAAAGAGGCACAGCACAAGATACAGGTGAAGACTAGACAGAGGAACCTGTGGATTTCTATTGCCGCCATCTGTGCTGTTGCGGCCATTGCTAAATAAAGGCAGAAGAAGAGCGGATGCAGAGATGCATCCGCTCTTTTTTAATGCTTCTAATCGAAATGATAAAATCAATATGTAACAGGCTATCAAAAAATCCTGTATTTATCGAATAATTGTGAAAACTGGCCTTACTATTTATATAGTTGGGGCTGATCGGGGTATGTATCTACCTGCATTGGGCCCATCGAAAACTAATGCCTCACCGCCTCCGATAAATGATAGGGTAAAAGTCGGCAACTCCTCAACGGTCAAAAGTCAAGAGGGGTATGGTGGCAAAAGGTGGCAGAAGAATACAAATTTTGTACTCTCCATGTCCCATGTCACTCACAAGTCAAGCACATGAGGATTCCCATGGCCTCTGCGTTATCCCGCTTTCAGTTCCAACGGTTAAGCACAGGTTACTCACACTTTATTGATGGCTTTCCTCAAATCCGCCAAGGTTTTATGTGTGTAAACGCCTTTCGTCACTCCCGTGCGGGCGTGTCCGAGTATCATCTTGACGGCCGTTTCATTGGCCCCTGATCTGTCGAGCATGGTGGCCAGCGTGTGGCGGCACTCATGGGGCGTGTGGTGCATGTTCAGCTCTTTTATGGCGTGGTCAAAGAGGCGGCTCTTTTCTTTTTACGGCAAAAAAACGGCAAAAATCTTATGATATTTTATAGTTTTTAATGGTAAATACGAAATGGCTGCAACCGCTGATTTTATCGGTAAATACTATTTTTATTGTAATTTGTGACGGTACACGGCATGCATAAAATAAGTTATACACTAATTGGACAGATTGTGGAATGAAAAAGGACGATATGATATAGGTTTCTTTTGTATTTTCAAAATAGAGGCCTTTTTAAGCAAAAATGAAACCGAATTTGATTAGTTGTATGATTCTTATTGTCAACTGTGTAAAAACGCGTTTAAATGGCTTTATAACGCATTTTATGGTATAATATAAACGTAAATCGTTTAATTTTTTTGAGGGCGCGGACTTTCCGCGTTCTTTTCATGGCATCTTTTTCAGATGCCGGAGCAAGGCAAAGGAGTTTTTATGGAGGATTGGAAAGAAGGTAAAATCATCTCGACGCCCCTTGAGGCGCAGATGAAAAATTCCTACATCGACTATGCGATGTCCGTCATCGTGACGCGCGCACTGCCTGATGTCAGGGATGGCTTGAAACCGGTTCACCGCCGCATCCTGTATGCGATGAATGAATCGGGCATGCTGCCGGGCAAGGCTTACAAGAAGTCCGCCCGTATCGTCGGCGATGTCCTCGGTAAGTATCACCCGCACGGCGACACAGCAGTGTATGAATCCGCTGTCCGCATGGCGCAGGATTTCTCTACCAGATATCCGCTGATCGACGGCCACGGCAACTTCGGTTCTGTCGACGGCGACTCCGCGGCTGCTATGCGTTATACCGAAATGCGTATGGCAAAGATCACGGTGGAAATGCTCCGCGACATTGATAAGAATACGGTCGATTTCGTACCGAACTACGATGGATCCCTGCAGGAACCAGTCGTTCTTCCGTCCAGAATTCCGAACCTTCTCGTCAATGGTTCTTACGGCATCGCTGTCGGCATGGCAACGAACATTCCGCCGCACAACTTGAATGAAGTCATCGACGGCCTCTGTGCTATGATCGACAATCCGGAAATCACGGTCGATGAGCTGATGAAGTACATCAAGGGCCCGGATTTCCCGACGGCTGCTATCATCCAGGGCCACAAGGGCATCGAAGACACGTACCGCACCGGCCGCGGCAGCATCACTGTCCGTGCCAGAACGGATATCGAAGAAATGCCGCATGGCAAGAACCGTATCGTCGTAACGGAAATTCCGTACCAGGTCAACAAGGCGCGCCTCATTGAGACAATCGCCGACCTGTCCAGACAGAAGGTCCTGGACGGCATCACGGCTCTGCGCGATGAATCCGACAGAACGGGCATGCGTATTGCTATCGAGCTCCGCGCTGACGTGAACCCGGAAATCATGCTGAACAATCTCTTCAAGCATACACAGATGCAGATCAACTTCGGTGCTATCATGCTGGCGCTCGTTGACGGACATCCGCGTATCCTGAATCTGCGCCAGATCCTGTACTACTACCTGAAGCATCAGGAAGAAGTCGTCACCAGAAGAACGCAGTATGAACTGGACAAGGCAAAGGCCAAAGCCCACATTTTGGAAGGCTTGCTGATCGCTCTTGATCATATCGATGAAGTCATCCGTACGATCAGAGAGTCCCGCACGGACGACATCGCAAGAGCTTCCCTGATGGAAAAATTCGGCCTTTCTGAAAAACAGGCTACCGCGATCCTCGATATGCGTCTCAGAAGACTGACCGGTCTGGAACGCGACAAGCTGGAACAGGATTATAAGGATGTGTTGGAAACGATTGATTACCTGACCGATCTCCTCTCCAGCCGTGACAAGCTGATGGGCGTAGTCAAGGATGAACTCCTCGATGAGAAGAAGAACTTCGGCGATGAACGCCGTACGGAAATCGCTGAAGCTTCGAACGATTTCACGATGACCGATCTCATCCCGGATGAACCGATGACGATTACGCTGACAAAGCAGAACTATATCAAACGCATGGATTCCGCTGATATCCGCGTCCAGAGAAAGGGCGGCCGCGGCGTATCCGGCATGAAGATGAAGGATGAGGACTATGTCTGGAAGCTCCTCAGCACCTCCACTCATAACAGGATCCTCCTCTTCACGAACAAGGGCAAAGTCTACATGAAGACAGCCGTCGAATTCCCGAAGTCGGGCAGAACGGCAAGAGGCAGCGCTCTCATCAACTTCATCCCGGGTCTTGCTCCGGATGAAAGGGTGACCGAGCTCCTCGATATCGATGCAGGCGATAAGGATATGAAGTACCTGCTCATGGTCACGAAGAAGGGCTATATCAAGAAGACGGAAATTTCCGAATACAAGAACATCAACAAGAACGGCCTGATCGCTGTCCGTCTGAATGATGGCGACCGTCTCGTCACTGTCCTTGCTGTCAAGGGTGATGAGGAAATCATCATCGGCACCCGTCAGGGCATGGCTATCCGCTTCTCCATCGGAGACGATGAAGTCCGCACGATGGGCCGCGCTACCGCAGGTGTCCATGCAATCCGCCTCTCTGATGACGACGGCGAGCTCGACGAAGTCGTAGGCGCAGTTCTTGCTACGGATAAGGATATCTTCACGATTTCCGCTGACGGCAATGCGAAGAGAAACAAGTCCTCCGCATACCATCTCCAGGGAAGAAACGGACGCGGTGTCCGCAACTTCAAGAAGGGGTACGAAGTCGTCGCTCTCGTAGCCGCTGATGACAATGATGAACTCGTCGGTGTATCCGAACAGGGCATCACCATCAAGACAAAGGCCAGTCAGATCTCCAGCAAGAAGGCAAGAGCCGGCCAGGGCGTCATCCTCCAGAGACTGGAAGACGGCGACCGCATCGCATCGATCGATGTCATTTCCAGCGATGACGACGTCGATGAAGACGAAGAATAATCTTTTCATATAGTATAAAGAGACAGATGTGAGATACTGCAAATGGTATTTCACATCTGTTTTTTTATTGTCATTGCTGCCTTGTCAGCTGTCTTTTGCCGTTTGTCCTTCTCATTTAAAAAATATTTAGGAAAATTTTCATAAAAATGCGCTTCTGGAAATGCCCATAAAAAGGGAAGAAATGAGGTCTCATGTTTCATTTTCTTCGATATAACAGGCCTTCCGGGGCATGCATTTCCGCCACGCCCGATTCTATCGGGAACTTGATAGTTCTTATGCATAACTACCATATATAGGATGCAATTAATGAATTTGACACCATATAAAGTATTTGGTACTATAGTCATGCACTAAGAAATACATATCCCAGACACCCGGGCGTCTGGTCAGAAACATCTGAAATTATCTTATAAAAAATATCCATTAAAGTGGGGGATCGTTATGAATCACTGGTACGATAATGAAATCAGCCAAGGCATCTTGAGAGAGAAGTATTATCACAAGGGTGAAACAAACCCTGAACAGTTCATGGACCGCGTCAGTTCTATTTTTGATGATGACCTGCGTCCAAGAGTGAGAGGATATCTGGAAGAAGCTTCCTTCTGTCCGGCAGGCCGCGCTCTCTATGCTGCAGGCTCCAAGGGCAAGTTCAAAGTTTCCCTTTCCAACTGCTATATCCTTCCTTCTCCGAAGGATGATCTGGAATCGATCTTCAAGTCCAACTACGAGATCGCCCGCATTTTCTCTTACGGCGGCGGCATCGGCATCAACATTTCCGGCCTTCGTCCAAAGGGCAGTGAAGTAAGAAACGTTGCAAGAACTTCTACAGGCGCTGTTTCCTTCATGAAGATTTTCAACGTGACTGGCGAAGTCATCAGCCAGAACGGCAGAAGAGGCGCTATGATGGTCGGACTGAACTGCGATCATCCGGACATCTATGAATTCCTGCATATCAAACAGAATGAAGAAAAGCTGTCTTCTATGAACATTTCCATCCTCTTCACGGATGAATTCATGGAAGCTGTCAAGAATGATACAGACTACACTCTCCGCTACCATGTAGAATCCACCGGCGAAAATATCGAACGCGTCATCCGCGCAAGAGATTTCTTCATGGAATTCTGCGAAACCCAGTGGGACTGGGGTGATCCGGGCGCGCTTTTCTCTGACCGCCTGAATGATTACCATCTGCTGGCCGGCTATCCGGAATACAAGATTGAAATCACCAACCCATGCGGCGAATTCGGCGGCAATGCTTACAACGCATGCAACCTGGCAAGCATCAATCTCTACAGCATGATCGATGACAAGTTCAGCGATGAACCGAAGCTGAATGAAGAAAAATTCCGTCAGACTGTTTATGACGGCATCGCAGCTCTCGATGAAATTGTTTCCTATGGCTATGACATTCAACCGCTCGATGAAAACAGAACCTGCATCGACGACTGGAGATCCCTGGGACTTGGCCTCTTCGGCGTAGCAGATGCTCTCGTTGCCATGAAACTGAAATATGGCAGCGAAAAGGCAAATGCATTCATGGGCGAAGTCATGAAGATGATGCTCCTGACAGCTCTCCGCTCTTCCTGCGACAGAGCCAAGAAGCTCGGCACCTTCGGCAAGTACCGCTGGGAAGCTACCAAGCAGTCCCCAGTCATGGATCTTGTGAAGGAACTGGATCCGGAGCTGTATGAAGACATTCATCAGCATGGCCTCAGAAACGGCACACTGCTTGCCATTGCTCCTACCGGCACCATCTCCCTCCTGATGGGCAGCTATTCTGGTGGATGCGAACCGCTCTACAAGATTTCCTACGAAAGAACCACGCATAAGATGGAAGATGTACACGGCAGCTTCCGCGTCTATGCGCACAGCGTCAAGGACCTCCTTGAATACCACAACCTTCCGCTCAACCTGACCGATGAAGAAATCATCGAACGTTTCCCGTGGATCGTAGAAAGCCATGAAGTGCCTTTCGATGACCGCGTGAAGCTCCAGGCAGTCATGCAGAAGTATGTAGACAACTCCATTTCCAGTACCGTCAACCTGAAGCACGATGCAACTCCGGAAGATATCTTCCAGATCTACATGGATGCATGGGAAAGCGGATGCAAGGGCATCACAGCATTCCGCGACGGCTGCCGCCGCGGCAACATCCTGGGCGTCGATGAAAACGCCAAGGCTGATGAAAAGAAAGCTGACGGCAAGGTAGAAAAGGTTAATTTCGAACCTAAGAAACAGGAACCGACCTGCCCGCACTGCGGATCCCACCAGATCCACGTCGAAGGCCACTGCACCACCTGCAACGAATGCGGATGGTCCACCTGCAGCCTCGTCGAAGGAGCTTGATGAATAACTAAACAAAAAAGGGGCTGTGACAAAATGGTTAATCATTTTGTTGCAGCCTCTTTTTTGCGTCTTTATTTCATCATTTTTAGCTCTGCTGTAAGCCTTTTACGTAAAAATGCGCGTAAGCCCCCTTACCCCCATAAGACTTTTAATTATATTGTCTTAGGCGGCAATCCTTATACGCATTATTTTTGTGATGTATTTCCTTAA